TTGATTGCAAAAAATGAAGGGAAATACCCACAAAACGGAAATAATAACCCTGTAGGTCCTAATGGGTATGGCCCAGACAAACCTTATTATCCTGGGTATATTACTAGTCAGGGACAATAAAATATAATATATGAAACTTTACAATTTAGCAGAAAGTCTTATATTAGAAATTGCCAGTAAGAGCGATATTATGGATGGTATGACCCAAAGAAGATTTATGGAGTTAAACTATGATGATGAAGAAGATCCGGGAGGTAAAGGTAAAAGATGGATACAAATGTATTGTTATGGAACATCATTAGCGGGTAATGATGTTGTTAGAGTTTATCAAGTAGGTGGTGACACTAAAACCATACAACCGGGATGGAAACTTTTTAGGGTAGATAGAATGAAAAATTTAAGAAAATTAGGTGGTTCATTTAATGAAGCAAAACCATTATTTAACCCTACTGGTGATAAAGATATGATAAAAATATATAATATAACACAATTTGATTAATTATGAGTAACGCAAATAAATTAGCAGACATATTAAGTAGGTCGAGAGCGGTAATGCAAAAAACAGAAGAGAGTCATGGTACAACTACCACTAATGGTGTATCTAATACAAACACATATGGTGAAAAGGAAGTACCTAATCTTACAGAAAATTTTATTAATAAACATAGTAAAACCAATACAAGATCAGTTGCCCCACAAGGTGGACAATACAGAAATTTAAAAACATCTAAAATGCCTAAAGAAGTTTTAGATGCAATGGTTAATAACCCAATAGATATTCCTGAATCTCCTAACCATACTTTTGAATTGGCAGATGTACAGGATTTAGTAAACGAAAGTGTCCCCACCCACCCAACACAAACATCAACACCTAATATAGATTATGGGACTAATGATATTAGACAAATAGTAAGAGAAGAGATAGGTGATGTTGTTAGAGAAGTTGTAGAAGAATATTTAGATAAGTCTTTAGTAACTGAAGATATTAAAATCAAAATAGGTGATACAGTATTCGGTGGTAAACTGAAACCATTACCAACAAAAAAGAAAAAAAGAGTATAAAAAGAAACCCTCCGAAGAGGGTTTTTTTATTTTAAACTATTTTCTAAATCTTCCCTACCCTCTTTAATCTGAGATTTCGCTAACCAAAAAGTTAAATCACCAATTCTCTCAATTTTCATTTTAAGTAGTTTCTTATACACTGCAACATCTAATTTATTTTTTACATAAGGTATACCTAATGATTTAGAACAAACTGGACCCACACCAGTTGCTTGTGATCTCCAATCAGTCAAGTCTCTCCCACAAACTCTACAAGATGATACATCTGATACAGTTAATTTCCCAACTACCTGATAAGCTTTGTTAGTTTCTTTTAAAACTTTACTGATAGTCATTAGAAATGGTTTGAATTCTAAGTTGTTATCTTCCGCTACTCTCTTAGCGATAAAGTTAGTGATTTTAATGTCAACATTAACCTCTTTAGGTTGTTGTGTAGGTGCAGGTGTATTAAGTTTAGTAAAAAACTTACCCGCCGCATAAAGTTGTCTTTCGGTTAATGATCCATACTTTTTTAACCCATTTTGTAGTGAATTAATAAAGTCATTATTCCCTTTGTAATTTTGAACGTTAATTGTGATTTCTGAATTTCCCATAGTTATTTGATTTTGATATTGTAAAGATACAAAAATTTTTTAAACTACCAAACTTTTTAGTGATTTTTTTTAATGTACTGTTACGTCTTGATCGTGTTTAGGATATGTGTCTATATCCTCACAGATATTTAAAATCTTATTAAATAAATCTATTTTTTGATCTTTGATGGGTTTCATATCTTTATGTGAACGAATTTTATCTGAGTAGTCAAAACCATCATACAATCCGTATAACATATTACCTACACCCCCAAAAGGACTAACACCCTCTATCCCAAATAGTTCTGTTGTTGCCTCCCCAATAGTTCTTAAGGTTTCTTTATTCATACATTCGTGTCTGTTAAAATATTTCATAGTTATTTGATTTTATTGACACTAAATTACAAAAATTTTTTTAAACCACCAAATTTTATTAAAAAAAACTTTAGTTTATATATAAAATAACTTATATTTTAATAAAATTAAAAATTATGTCTAAAATTAAAGTATTAGTTGTACCCAGTGATAGAACAGGAGTTTCTTATTACCGATCAACCATTCCTCATATAAAATTAGAGGAATATTTCCCAAAAGAGTTTCATGTTGATATTGATTATGAACCAGAACTTAATAATAAAAATTTTTTAAGTCAATATGATATTATTCACTACCATAGAACTTTAGGTGAGTATGGGAATATGGAAGAAGTTTTAAAAACATGTGACGAATTAGGTATTGTTACTATGATGGATTTAGATGATCATTGGTCACCAGGTTCTGATCATCCAGCGTGGCACATAATCAAACAAAGTAATTTAGATAAAAAGATTTTGAATAATATACGGGTTTCTCGTAACGTCTGTACTACAACACCTATTTTTGCTAAGGAATTAAGTAGATTTAATAAGAATATTCATGTTTTACCTAACGCAATTAATCCTGAAGAAAAACAATATAAAAATAATAATGTTAAAAGTGATAGAGTAAGGATTGGGTGGTTAGGTGGATCTTCACATTTAAAAGATTTAGAAATTTTAAATGGTATGGTTTCACATATTAAATCCGCAGGATTAATAGATAAAGTACAATTTGTTTTATGTGGTTATGACTTAAGAGGGACTATGACAATGATTGATAAAACAACGGGTAAACAAAAACAAAGACCTATAACACCTAAAGAAAGTGTATGGTATAAATATGAAAAAATATTTACTGACAATTACAATATAGTATCTCCCGAATATAAAGAATTTTTATTAAAGTTTGAAAATAAAGAATATGATAATGTAGATAATGAACCATATAGAAGAATATGGACAAAACCAATTACTTCCTACGCCAATAACTATAATCTATTTGATATATCTTTAGCACCACTTAAAGAGAGTGACTTCAATAGAGTTAAATCACAGTTAAAGGTTATTGAAGCTGGATTTCACAAAAAAGCAATAATTGCACAAGATTTCGGACCATACCAAATAGATATAAATAACTCCTATACTAAGGGTGGTGAATATGATATAGAAAATAGTAATGGTATATTAATTCCTACACATAAAAATCATAAGTTTTGGGGTAAACATATTAAAAAACTAATAGAGAATCCAGAAATGATTACACAATTAGGTAACAATCTATATGAAAGTGTTAATGGTAAATATGATATGTTATCTGTTTGTACTGAAAGATCAAATTTATATAAAAAATTAATTAAAGAAAAAAAGAGTAAGCTAGTTGACGTTGTGAATTAATTTTACTATCTTTAATAAAAACAATATAATATGGTAGAATTAAAAGAAAAAATCAATAAAAATAACCAAACATTTATAGAAAAAAATGAATTGTATGGGGTTTTATCGAAAGAGTTATTAGAATATTTAGGTGAGGATTTGTTAAGTGCACCTGCATCGACAATGAAATCTTTACATAATGCATTTCCTGGTGGGTTAATTGATCACATATTAAAAACTACTAAATACGCAATAGGAATAAATAAGTTACTACCCACAGGTATGGAGGTAGAGTCCCAATCGATTGTAAAAGTATGTTTCCTTCATCAAATAGGTAAGACATTTCTTTATAAATGGTGTGAGTCAGAATGGCATCGAAATAATCAAGGAAAGATGTATGAATTTAATGAGGAATTAACTTCAATGAAGATAGGTGAAAGGTCTGTTTACTATGCGATGAAATATGGTGTTAAATTAAGTGAAGAAGAATATCAAGCAATAGTAAACTACGATAAACCAGAGGATGATAAACAATCTAAATGGTATAGTAGTACACTATCAACCATTTTAAAACAAGCTAATGAATTAGCAATAATAGAAGAAAAAAATAATTATAATGAAAAATAATATAAACATAAATGACATGCCCGAATTTAAGGAATTAAGTGATTTAAAAAGTATGGTAGATAGTTTAAACAATGTTTTTGGTGAAAATGTATTAGATCCAGGAACATCAGATGAACTTAATTCATTGTTTGAAAGTATCGATGATTTATCTCCGGTTCAGGATGTTAAATTTACTAATAAAAGTGATAACAGTGATCCAGAATATATCCATAATGGTGATAGTGGTTTTGATTTAAGGGCGTATATAGAGGAAACAATTATACTAAAACCATTAGAAAGAAAACTAATACCTACAGGTTTAAGTTTTGAATTATTACCTAACACTGAATTACAAATTAGACCTAGAAGTGGTATGGCACTTAAACACGGTATAACAGTTTTAAATACACCTGGTACTGTAGATGAAGGATATAGGGGAGACGTTGGTGTTATATTAGTAAACATCAGTAATGATGACTATACTATTAATAATGGTGATAGAATTGCACAAGGAGTGATTATGGAAGTTAAAAATAAAACTACCATTAAATTAGTGAAAAGTGACAATTTAAAGGAAAGTAGTAGAGGTACAGATGGATTTGGTTCTACGGGTGAAAAGTAAAACTATGATAAAAAGAACAAAAAAAGAGTTATTAAAAGAAATCCAAAGAGTTAAGATAGAAATAGTTATGGGTGATCGTAATGGACATATAATGACTAAAGACTATGAAAACAAACTAATAAAATTAGAAAAAGAATTATTAGAGTTTAAAGATGATTAGTGTAATATATTGTACAAAAGAAAGTAAGCCTCACCATAAGGAACACATTATTAAATCTTCTGGGTTACATAAACATATAGAAGTAATTGAAATTATTAATAATGGTGAGTCATTAACTAAGTGTTATAATGAAGGTATTAAACAATCAAAATTTAATACTATTGTAATTTGTCATGATGATATAATTATTGAAACTAAACAGTGGGGTAAAAAACTATTAAAGATTTATGAAAATAATCCCGATTATTCTATTATTGGTGTTGCAGGAACTAAAGAATTAAGTAAGAGTGGTAGATGGTGGGATAACAAACAAAAAATGTATGGTAGGGTAAAACATACTCATAACAATAAAAGTTGGTTGAGTACTTATAGTGATGATTTAGGTAATAATGTAGAAGAAGTAGTGTTAGTTGATGGTTTATGGTTTTCTTTTCAAAAAGATAAAATTAAAACCACATTCAACGAAGAAGTAAAAGGGTTTCATTTTTATGATGTAACTTTTTGTGTTGAAAATAAATTACTCAATTGTAAGATTGGTGTTATCACTAAAATAAGAATTAACCATATGTCTATGGGAGAGACAAATGTAGAATGGGAAGAAAATAGAAAACTTTTTGTAAAAAATAATGAACAAAGTTTACCAATAATAGTTAAAGAGACTTTTGAAAATAGAAAATTAAAAGTATTGTTAGGTTGTATGAATTATAATGGTCTAACCGGCTCTGAAATATCTACTTTTGAACTTTCTAAATCATTAAAACAAAATGGTTGTGATGTTCATGTTTATTCTAATATTGGCGGTATTTTAGAGAAAAAAGCAAAGAAATTAGGTATTAAATTACACCCCTTAGATACTCCTCCGGGATACAAAAAAGGTGATGGTAATTGGATGTTAAATGTGAATGGTAAGGCAGTACCATCAGATAAAAATAAGTTATATAAAATTAAAGATATTAATTTCGATATCATACAGATAAACCACCAACCAATAGGTAAAGCACTTTTGAACTTATTCCCTAATAATAAATTTGTTAATATTGTTAGGTCTAGAACTTTACCTGTTGAATACCCTATAATTGATAGTAAGATTAAAAAATATATTGCAATAAGTGAACCCGTAAAAGAGTGTATTATTGAAAAATTTAAAGACATTAAAGAAGAAGATATTGAGACGATATATAATATAACTGAAGATAAAAAAAATAATAGTAAAGATTTATGTGATATTGAAAATTTTATTTTACTACCTGGAACAATGAATTATCTTAGAAAAAATATGGTATACGATATTACTGAAAAAACTAAGTTGAATAATCAAAATTTAATTTTAGTGGGTAATGATAGTGACTTTGGTTACGCAAAAAAAATAAGTGAAGAGAATGATCATGTAACATATTACGAAGAAATGGAAGATTTAAGTGAGTTATATGAAAAATGTGAAAAGGTATGTGGTTCATACTTAGGTAGAACATTAATAGAGGGATTTAAATACAATAAAAGGGGTATTGGTTATTTAGTTAACCCAGAAGGTGATATAGAAGACATATTAGAAGACGTATTCCCTAAAGACGTTAATTTATTTAAGACAGAGTACATCACCCAACAGTATATTAATTTATATAAAGATGTAATTAATAGTGGGGAAGAAAAAATTAATAACCCTGTTACTATAGAACAAATGAGAGTTGCTCCGGGATTAAGTTTTTTTAAAGAAAAATTATTAAAAAAATATAATTTAAAAGAATATAAAGATATAAATAAACCTTGTATTTTTAATGGGATGTATACGATACAAGATTATCATGCGTTAATTAATCATAAATCACATAAAACAATTGTATGGTGTGGATCAGACGCACAATTCTTAAATAAAGAATTAATTAATAGAGCGGGTAAAATAAGACACATTGCAAAGTCTAAATTTATTTCTGAAACACTACATAAACAAGGTATACCACATATATTATTACCGATCACACCAACAAGTCCAAATAAAAATTATAAAGAAAAAAAAGGAGAAAATATATATTTTTATAGTGGCGAAGATAGAGTTAAATATGGTGGTGATTTAGTGGACATAATAAAAGAAAGAACTAACTACAATATTATAGAAGCTAATGCAAAAACATTTAATGAAAAAGAATTAGAAAAAATATATGAAGATTGTTTTATGGGATTGAGGTTAACTAAACACGATGGATTACCCAACACCGTATTAGAATTGGGATTAATGGGTAGACATTGTGTACATAACGGCAATACACCCAACTCTTTAAATTATACTACGGTAGAAGATATTATTACACATATTGATAATGAATATGATAAAAGAAACGTAAGTAGTGAAAATATTGTCAATGATGTATATGATTTTTTAAAAATAAATAACGATTGGTTAGATGTGTATGATGGATATTAAAAATAAAACTGTTTTAGTACTTTCACCACATACTGATGATTTAGAATTTGGTTGTGGTGGTACTGTCAATAAATTAATAGAAAATGGTAATAACGTTTACTGTGCTGCATTTTCTGCGTGTAAACAATCTGTGAGAAAAGAATTTCCTGCAGATATACTGATTACTGAAATTAAGAGAGCCAGTAAGGTTTTAGGTATTAAAAAAGATAATTTAATATTATTAGATTATGATGTTAGAACATTTAATTACCAGAGACAAGAAATTTTAGATGATATTTTAAAACTTAAAAAAGATATAAAACCAGACATTGTTTTTATACCCTCTTTAGGTGATGTACATCAAGATCATTATACTATTGCACAAGAAGGTTTTAGGGCATTCAAATTTAGTAGTTTACTTTCATATGAATTACCTTGGAATAATTTAACTTTTAATACTACTTCTTTTATGAAATTAGAAGAAAAACATATTAACAAAAAAATTGAGGCAATTAAAGAATATACCTCACAATCCCATAGACCATATGCAAATGAAGAGTTTGTTAAATCACTGGCAAGAACTAGAGGTGTACAAATAAATACTTTATATGCAGAATGTTTTGAGGTAATAAGATGGATACTATAAAAAAAAACAGTAATATTATGAATAAAATATCAGAAAAGGCAACCATTGGTAAAAACGTACAAATAGGTAATTTTTGTGTAATAGAGGAAGACGTTACAATTGGTGATAACACTATAATAAAAAATTATGTAGAACTTAGAAAAAATACTATTGTAGGAGAAGATTGTTATATTGATTCGCGAGTTTCTACTTCGGGTAATTGTAAAATTGGTAATCGGGTAACATTAAGGTATGACTCTATAATTGCTAGGGGGGTAGAGATAGGTGATGACACATATGTTTGTCCGAGAGTAATGACTAATAACCTAGACTCAGGAAAAACCCAAATCGGTGGGGCTAAGATAGGTAAAAAATGTTTTATTGGGACTAATAGCGTCATTCAACACGGAATTTCTATTACAGAAAATACTACAGTAGGTTCATTATCTTTTGTTAATAAAAGTATTGAGGAGTCAGGAATTTATTTTGGTAACCCAGCAAAAAAATATCAAAAATGATAATAAGAGTCAAAGACATATTAGATATTGGTAACGTAAAATTTAAAGATAAATGTGAATTAGAAAACCTTAAAATAGGTAAAAAAGACGATACATCTAATCACTGTTTATATTGGGTTAAAAATATTTCTTACTATGACAACTTTACAAATGGTGTTTTAATAATTAGTGATAATGATTATAATAAATTAAAAAAAAATAAAAAATTAAACCCAAAAATAATTCATTTAGTATGTGAAGGAACAACGGCTAGATTGACTTATATTTTAATTTTAAATTTAGTTAATAAAAAAAATAATAATATAAATTATAGTGATTACCATAGAAATAATTCATCTAATGTTGTGATAATGGATAATGTTTATATATCTAATAACGTGACTTTAGGTGAGGGTACAGTATTATACCCTAATGTAGTTATTCATAGTAATGTCACCATTGGTAAAAATTGTATAATAAGAGAAAACTCTTGTTTGGGTACTAATGGTATGGGGTTCGAAAAGACTGAAAATGACGAATGGATTAGATTCCCTCAGATTGGGGGGTTAATTATTGAAGACAATGTAGAAATTGGTTCTCACAGTGATATAAAAAGAGCTGCGTTAGAAAATACTATTATTAAAAAAGGTTGTAAATTAGGTTCTTATACAAATATTGGGCATAATTGTATTATAGGTGAAAATTCATTATTCACTTCTCATTGTGTGGTAGCTGGTTCTAACAACATAGGTAATAATTTTTATTGTGGGATAAACGCATCAATAAAAAATGGTATGGATGTTGGGTCTAATGTAACTTTAGGTGCAAATTCTTTTTTAAATATAAATGCGGAGTCTTATAACACATATGTGGGAACACCTGCTAAAGTAATGAAAAAATAAATTATGTCAGTAGAAACTATTTTATTCTCAAACGACTCATCTTATGGAGGTATAAGTTTTATTGCTAATACAATAGAAAATAGTGCTTCTATATTGGTAAATTCGGTAAGAAAAGATTTTGACTCTATGATAAAAAATAAATTTTTTTTTAAAAAAAATCCTAGATTGTGTGTTAACCTTATACAAAAATGTAAAAGACTAATTATTTTTGGTGTTATCTCATTAGATAATATTAAATTAAAAAAATATAGGGATAAAGAAATAATATTAATAATAAGTGATGGTAGATTTTTTAAGGAAAATAAAAAAATTAATAATTTTTTAAAAAATAATCCTTATATTAAAGTATTAATAATGCCGGATAAAATACCATTTTTAGATAAGAGTATAGAATACAAACCTTATTTCCAACATATTAGTATACCACTATATGAGAAGTTAAATAAATTTGATGAATTGACTTTTTCTCATTCTCCAGGTTTAAAATACCATAGTAATTTAAAAGGTAGTAAATTTATAAAAAAAACCTTACATGATCAAAAACTAATAATTATAAGAGATAAAAAGTGGGAAGATTGTATTAAAATTAAAGAAAAAACTCACATTTTTATTGATCAGATGGTGTTAAAGTCACATGGATACTCTAAATATGGTTTTAAAGGTGGTATTGGTAAATCTGGTTTAGAGTCAATGTTACTTAAAAATGTTTTAATTACTAGTTCACCACCGTTAATTACTGAACCTTTTTTTGAAAACCCACCCAGTATTAGTATTAAACCTAATGAATTACGTAAAACTATTGAAAGTTTTATTGATGATCCTGATAAAATAAAAACAATTTCTAATAATCAATATGAATGGGCAAGAGTACATACTTCTGAAGAATTTGTTAAAAATAATATATTAAATTAAAAAAATATGGCACTAATAGATAATGGTAGAAATTTTATTTTCATACATGTACGTAAAACTGGTGGTACAAGTATAGTAAATTGTCTTAAAAATCAAAAAAAATTTAAGATAGGTGAGTTTAAAAATAACGAAAGCTATGGTTTAAGTTTAGCCCATCATACATCAAAACAGATAGAAGAAAAATATCCTACAGAATGGGAAAAATATTTTACATTTGCATTCGTAAGAAATCCTTGGGACAGGCTAGTTTCTAGATATTTTTGGTCAAAAGACTCACAGAAAGTACTTTTACCCAAAGAGTGCTCGACATTTAAAAAGTTTGTAGAAAGAGTATATAATAATCAAAAAATTTATATACCAAGATATAATAATAGGAATGTGGGACTTTATAAGGGTGTTGGTGAATTAGTCCCCCAGTATGATATTTTATACAGTGATTTAAAAGGTTCAAAATTAAACTATATAGGTAAGTATGAAAATCTACAAGACGATTTTGATATTATCTGTGATAGATTAAATATAGATAAAAAAATATTACCTCATGATAATAAAACTAACCATACACCGTATTGGGAATATTATGATGAGGATAGTAAATTAATGGTTGAAGAAAAATATAAGTTAGATATTGAAAATTTTGGTTATAGATTTAAATAGATTAAATATTTTTTCTTTTAAATTGAAACCATTCTATATTTTTATTTCCGTATATTGATAAAGTTTTTTCTTTTTTAACTAAAGATAAGTTATAATTACTAAAATTTTCTGGTGGAGCGAATGTCGTTATCAAAGTACCACTCTCTTTTAATGTTTCATTAATAAACTCTAAAGCTGACTTATGTTTTTTCATATGGTTAAATACACTAAACGCTATAATTAAATCAAACCCACCAGTAGGGGTATTTTCACCTATATTAATATTTTTTGTTAAATCTCTATGTAAAAGAGGAACATCCCACTCTATATGGTTCATAGGTAATTCATATTTTTTAAAAATATCTAAAGATGTTTTACTACCGTCAATACCGACATAGTTTCCACGATCTAACTCACTTAATAAATGAATACCCAGTCTACCTACACCACAACCTAAGTCACAGACTTTTTGTTTGGGGTTTAAACCTATTTTTTCTAAATATTTATATTGTGTCAGTCCCATACTCCATTCTGCACCGTAGATTCTATGGTGTTCTTCCGTTATAATATTTACATTTTCTGCATATTTCCAAGTCATACTAATATTTTTTTATATAAATATATAAATTAAGTAAAAAAATAACATACACTTTATTTAGATTTACCCATATATTAATATAAAATAAAGATATATGGGAAGAAGAAAAAACAAACAACTTTCACAAGAAGAAATAGAAGAAATGGAATTATTCCTTAATAGGAATAACGTAGAAGAAGAAAAAGTATTTCAAACCATATCGGTACAGATTAAGTGTAAAACGGAAAATCAAAAGAAATTAGTCAATTCAATTAAACAAAATGAAATCACTATTTGTAGTGGTTTACCCGGATCCGGTAAAACATTTTTATCTTGTGCTGAAGCACTTAAATTAATTAAAGCTAGACCTAAATATAAAAGAATTGTTTTAGTTAAATCTATTACTGCATTAAAAGGTGAAGAAATTGGGCATCTACCTGGTGAGTTAAAAGATAAAATGGCACCAATTATGGAATCATTTACTGATAATATTAGAAAACTAATAGGTAGAAGTAGAATGGAAAAGTTAATAGAGTTAGGTGTTATTGAAATAGTCCCTATTGCGTTTGCTAGGGGTAGGAGTATAGACAACTCAATTATATTAATTGACGAGGCACAAAATATATCTATGGATAATATTAGAACTTTAATGACTAGAATAGGTGATAATTCTAAAATGGTTATTATGGGTGATGTTAGACAAAAAGATATTAGAAATAAAAAAGATTCCTCATTAGGTATTGTACTAGAAAAATTTAAAAACGTAGAGGGTTTTGGTTGTGTAGAACTAAGAAATCCTGAAGATGTAGTTAGAAACCCAATAATAAAAAAGATAGAAGATGTATTTGAAAATTTAGAAAGATGAAAATAGGTATAACAATAGATGGTGTTGTAAGAGACTTTATAACAAAATTTGAATTAGTGTATGATAAATACTTTCCTGTAATTGATGAGGAAACAGGTGAGAATATAGAAATAGAAAGGGATATTAAAGATTTAGAACTTTATAAATACTTTAAATTTAGTGGGGATACTCCGAGTCAAGAAAAAACTGAATTAAATAAATTTATGTATGTAGATGCATCATTAGAAATATTTGGTCACGCTGGTGAAATTAAATTAAATTCTGTGGAACACTTAAACCAACTACACAATATGATAGAAGATATGGGTCACACTCCAATCATAATTAGTAAGGAGTTAAATAATAGTAAACCAGCAACTTTATTCTTTTTATCTAAATTATCTTGTAAAGTTAATACCATTAAATTTGTGAGAGACTACAAAGATAAATGGGAACATATAGATGTACTAATAACTGCCTCACCAGAGACTCTTTCATCTAAACCGGTGGGGAAAGTCTCAATTAAAGTAATCAATACATATAATAAAAATAGTAATTCGGATTACACAATAGTTGACTTAAAAGAGTTATTGGAGGATAAAAATACATTAACTAAAATATTAAATACTGAAACAGTAGAATATGAAGATATAAATGGGTAATAATATTTACTTAATTTATATCATATAATAAATTTAAAAAAAAAAGATATGGATAATATATTATTAGAAGTCGGTGGAAAAGAATTTTATTTTGATATAGATAAATTGGCAAACGAAGTTCAATACGACAATGAAAATAAAACTGAGGAGAAAGAAATTTGTGATGACCCAACAGATTTAGCAACATTAAAAATAGATGTGACTAAATATGAAATGTATAGAGACTTAATGGGTACATTATTAACCCCTACAGATTCAATTATTGATAATAAAATGGGGATGATGGCATTAAATGAATTACCGATACCATTTAAATTATCATTTAATACCTTATTGATGAAGGGAATAATTAAAGAATTATAAAAATAAAAAAATAAACATTATGAGTGAAACAATTAATCAAATAAAAGAAACAGTAAATAAAATAGTAAAAAAAGATTTTGGTATGTACTTTTTTACTATCGATACTAAAGGAAACCCCACCGCAGGTGTGGCTAATATATATGAGCACGTTAAGGTTTTAAGAGAATTAGGGTTTAATGCACAAATTCTACACGATAAAAACGACTACAAATTAAGGGCTGATGCAGAGGGTATGGGTATTGCTGAGTGGTTAGGTGAAGAATATGCAGAATTACCACACATATCGATAGAGTCACAAACATTACAAGTAGGTCCACAAGATTTTGTTGTAATACCCGAAGCATTTGCGAGTATTATGAAACAAACAGTGAATTTCCCATGTAAAAGATTAGTATTCTTACAATCATATGAGTATATCTTTGAAATGTTAGAGATAGGTGAAAGTTGGGCTAACTTTGGTATTAACGATGTCATTACTACCAACGAAAATTTAAAAACTTACGTAGAATCATTATTTAGAAATGTCACTACTGAAGTTATACCTGTAGGTATACCTAACTATTTTAAAGATAATGATAAACCAAAAATACCAACAGTTTCAATATCTGCAAGAGATAAAAGAGAAATATTAAAAATTGTTAAATCATTTTTTCTTAAGTATCCACAATATCAATTTGTATCTTTTAGAGATATGTCAGGATTACCTAGAACAGAATTTGCGAAAGAGTTATCTAAATCATTTTTAGGGGTGTGGGTTGATGAGTTATCTAGTTTTGGTACTTTCCCAATAGAATGTATGAAAACTAATACTCCGGTTATTGGTAAAATACCTAGAATGGTTCCTGAATGGATGGGTAAAATCGATGAATCTGGTACATTACAATTAAATGATAATGGTGTGTGGACTGCAGACATAAATTCTATTCCAGATATGATAGCAACTTTCATTGGATTATTCTTAGAAGACTCTTTACCACCTAATATTTTAGAAAATATGAAGGAATATGAAGATAAATTTACTGAAGAAAATATGAAGGAAAAAATTAAAGAAGTTTATAATAGAATTTTTAGTAGACGTATTGAAGAGCTAGGTGCAAAGATTGTCGAACCTTCTAAGGAAAATGAAGAAGTCTCTAAAGAGGAAACTATTGAAAATAGCACTAATAAATAATAAAAAAATAAAAAAGAAATTATGAGTAATAATATAACAGTAATTTTACCAATTCATGAGGTACAAGAAAATCTAGATAAATATTTAAAAACCGCCTTAGTTAGTGTTAAACAACAAACACTAAAACCTTCACAAATTTTAATTGTGAGGTCAAAAAATAAAGATTTATCGAAATTTTTAGAAGAGTTTGACTTTGGTGAGATTTTTAACCCCAACCCAAATAATGAAATAACAATAAAAATTATTGAAAATACAACTGAAAAGTATGATTTTCAGTCACAAGTAAACTTTGGTGTTGCAAATTGTGAAACAGAATATTTTACATTACTAGAATTTGATGATGAAATGAGTAAAATATGGATTAAAAATGGTGTGGAATATATCGAAGCATATCCTGAAGTTGCAATATTTCTACCAATCATTTTTGAATGTGATACAGATGGTAATTTCCTCTCCTTTTCAAACGAAAATATATGGGGTAAAAATGTGTCTGAAGAAATGGGTATTTTAGATAATAACACATTACAAAAGGTACAAAACTTTAATTTTTGTGGTATGATTATGAAAAAAGATGTTTTTGAAGAGTTTGGTGGTTTAAAATCTAATATGAAATTGACTTTTACATATGAGTTTTTATTAAGAATGTCTTATTCTTCACATAAAATAATGGTAATCCCTAAATTAGGTTATAAACACATTAATAATAGGGAAAATTCGTTGTTTGATCATTATAAGAACACAGTGAATATATTAGAAAGTAAATTTTGGGTAAATAAAGCCAAAAAAGAATATTTTTTTAACGAAGATAGAGAAATAACATATGATGTAGAAACAGTATAAATGTCCGAAGAACCAAAAAAAAGAGGTAGAAAAAGGACAACAAATTTATATTTTGGACCTGAGGAGGAACAAGCCGTCCTAGAATTTTTAACGACTGAAGATTATAATACTAGAAATAGGATTTATAATAAACATTTACGAGCACCGTTAGATAAGATGATAGAATCTATTATTCGTAGATATAAATTATATAGAAAAGATTATACTTTTGAAGATGTCCATTCAGATACATTATCTTTTTTGGCGATGAAAATGAGTAAATTTAAACCCGAAAAAGGTAAAAAAGCATATTCATATTTTGGTACTATCTGTAAAAATTATTTATTAGGTCAATTACTGAAAGCAGATAAAAAAATGAAAACTGATTTATCTTATGATGATGTATATAAATCAGTGGAAGAAATGGATGACTATCAGTATAATTTAGATGATTCAGAAAAAACTCCTTTAGATAAATTCATACAAGAGATAACTGCAAACATTAAAGCAGAAATAGAACATGGTAAGATAAATGAAAATGAAAAAAGGGTAGGTGAAGCCCTAATACAAGTTCTAGAAAATTGGGAGACTATATTCGAACAAGTAGAAAGTGGTAATAAATATAATAAAAACTTAATTTTATCATATATAAGAGAATTGTCAGGTTTAACCACAAAAGACATTAGAGTTTCTATGAGGAGGTATAAAAAAATATACACCGCACTGAAAAATTTTAAAATTGATAAGGGATTGTTGTAAAATTTACTGTTTTTAATATTTATAGATAAAGATATTAATTATGGGTAGGCCAAAAAAAACTAAAATAAATCTAAACAAGAATAGTTTACAAGATTTTATGCAAGAAATTTATAATGATTGCGTAAATGTAATGAACAGTGCTCGTAAAGAATTAAATGAGCGTAAGAGTAGAGCTGAGATAGAAGACATCAACGATGAATCAATGATAGGTAAAGTTAATAATGACACATTAAAGATTATTGAAGGTACTATTGATAGAAAATTAGCGTTAGCCAAATTACAGAGTCAAATTGTAGAAACGGATAATAAAGATACGGAAACTAATACAAATGATGGGGGATCATTAAGTGATGATGATAAATCATTATTAAGAGATTTATTTAAAGAACAAAAAGAAAAAAATAATATAGATTACGATTTAGAGTAAGAAATGGCAAACGGAGAGACTAGAAATAAAATATGTGATAAATTAGATGAGATAAAGAAAGTCAAAGAAGAAGTATTTAATTTGGTAGAATTCATTAAGACTATTTGTAATAATTATCCCCAAGTTGAGATACCTACTTCTTTACCATCAGTTATTAATCCTAAACAGGCAGTTATTGAGTTTTTAAGAGACTTATTAGCAGTTTTAAATGGTGTAGATTTCGAAAAAATTAAAAATGCATTGGTTAATTGGTTAACTATTGAGGTAGTTCCTTTTGAGTCGGATTTAAAAGTAAATTTATCTGTTTCATTAAAAGAGTGTTTTGCGTGTAAAATTAACCCTAAAATTCCAGGTTGGTTATTTCAAACTACTAGTGGGACAACTTATGAAACAACATTAATTGATCCTATTACAAATCAACCATCTACAAATGGTGAAGGTTTAGGTATTAATATTCCAATAAACATATTAACTTTAGGGACATGTTTTTTAAGAGTTCATCCAGAATCTAATGGGGGTAAGTTGTTATATGGTGATGATAAAGATATGAATAGATTTTTACATCAAGTTATACAAGAAAATGGTACAACTATTCCTTGGATTAATCCTGAAACTAACCAAACGATATGTCATATGACATATTATGAAGATAATCCTTATGCGTTTACTAATTCTAGTACTGGTGAAGGATATCAAGATGAAAATCAAAAACAAATGGTAATCAATATGAAAATTGATGATTACTATAAAGATAAAACTTTTTTTACGTTTATAAATGATTATATTAATAGTCAAATTCCTCTTTACGATCAGGCAAAAGTTATACCAACGGCAATGGATTTTATATTTGGTACAATAACCAAAGAAATAACGTTACCACCAGATTGTATAGAGAATTCAGTAAAGATTAATCAAATGTTTAAAAATATATATGATAGTGATGATGAAGAAGAAGAGGCAATTACTGACTCTACTTATTTTGATTTTTCTGATTTAGAAATTAAAAACATTAAAGAAGAAGTTGTAGAGAAACAACAAGGTGTAAGTTATTATACAAATTGTTGTCAAAGAGCTAGTTCATCCGTACCATTTTCTTTAGTTTCTAAAATAAACGAAGACTTAATTCTAGAAAAAGGTAATGTAGAAAAAACTGCAGAAATATTACAAAAATCATTAGATGATTTATCTGAAGCATCTATAAGAGGAATTAATTCTGGTGACAGAATGCAGGGATTAAAAGAATTTTTTCATAAATTAATAGAGGCAATATCTATTTCGTTGGCTAGATTAACTTTTTCACCTAAAATTATGTATCTTGTTATGACTATGTTTTATATGACTAATGCTCAGTTGAATTTTAAAAGTGTAAATGATATTATACGTTCATTAAAATGTGTTATTAAAGATATTATAAGGGAATTGTTAAGAAAATTAATTTTTGAATTTTTACTACCGTTGATTTTAGATGCATTAAAAAGATTTATTAAGTGTTATATATCACTTAAAATTAAAGAAAAATGGGACGATTTTAAATTAACACAATTAAGTTTAATCAAACCGCCATGGTTGGATAAGGCAGTAGATTTAGCCGAACAAGCCTTAGGAAAAGGTGATCAGATTGTAGAGAGAGCGGGGGGTATAGTAAATAACGTAAATGAATTCAACATAGGAAGTGGAAATCTTACTGTTGATTTAAGTAAAAAACAAGGAAAAAATGGCAAGTTCTGCGGATAAACAAGAAAATGGGGCAATATTAACATCAGTTAAAACAATTGCTGCATTAATAAAGGGGTTATTTGTACCTTCTACACCACCCTTACCTATAGATAAAGTTACATTAAGAACCGGTGTGGTTTGGAGAGAAGGTTTAAGTAAGTCAGATTTATGGGCAGATATACAAAATACTAAAAGTAAAATGGGTATACCGATAGGTCCATTACCTAGTGGTGCTAGAAATATAGATAATATTGTAGAAAAAATTCGTGTTGATAAAACATTAGAAACATTCATGACTAAAGCAAAAGTAGAGGTAGTGATACCAGAAGGTGCAATATTTGTAAGAATTAAAGGTATAACATCTGGGGGTATGGCAGTAGAAGGAGTTGGTTCAAATACAACACCAATTGCTGGAATTGCAAAAGGAGAAGGTATAATAAGATAATATGTTAGAAAATAAAAAAATAGACTGGGAAAATAAATCTAATTCTACTATTAAACATGAATTAGTTGCATTAGATTTTGAACATAAGTCAGTGGTTCGTAAAATAGAGGAATTGAGTAATAAACTAGAATTTATTGAAAAAGAGTATGTTATTGGGACAAAAATAATTAATAAAAGATTAAAAGGTGAATAATGAGTAATTTTTATAATGATAGTATCAGTAATAACTCAGTTGAGTTTATTAGTGTGGGTGTGGTTACTAAGATAGAAGATAAATTTAAATCGGGTAATATCGTAGTAAGATTAAAAAGAGACTCTACCCAAACTGATGAACAAGTAGATGAATTAAAATGTGCACCTCTTTTACCTAGATTCTATGGTCAATTACCAAAGATAGGTGATGCAGTATTAATATTATTAAAATCTTTTACACCTGAATCACCACAAGGTCAGGCAAATGTACAAAGGTTTTGGGTTGGTCCTATCATAAGTCAAGACAATTATTTATCTGATGATCCAGCATTACATGCACAAGGAGGACTATCAGAAGGTAAAATTAAATTAGAAGTACCAAACGATGAACCAGGAGTTTATGCAAATTTAGGTGAAGTAGATGGTACTTATGCTGGTGACGTAGTTTTTCAAGGGAGAAATAATACCGATTTAATTCATAAAAATAATGAAATATGGTTAAGAGCGGGTAAATTTATACAGGGTGATGAAGAAAAACTTAATCAAAAAGATGTAGGTTATTTACAGTTAAAATACGGTTCTAACACAATTAAAAACACTGTAGTAGAAAAAGAAATAATAACCTATAAATATGAAAAAGTAGACACCTTAATAATATGTAATATTGAGTCATATACTGTAACTGATGATCTGATTACGGAAAATTTACCCTCAATTAATGCGTTTTCTCCTAATTCATCTAATGAAATAGAAAAAGTAAAAGTAACTATTACTGTAACAGAAAACGATACGGAAAAAACAGAAAAAGAAACTCCATTTGTAGAAGAATATGATAGTATAACATATGATGATCCTAAGTCTGCATCATTAGCAGGTGCCATTGCATACATTGATGGAGTTAAAGGTGACAAGTGGAAAATAACTAGTAATGACAATGAATTATTACAAAATTATAATACCAACCCAAACGGTAGTTTAAAAAACAACTTTGTACTTGCAGACATTCAACCCACTGAAGTTAAACAAACTGTAAGTGAAAATGTTGTGACAAAAGATCCAAACAATAAAACAGGTAGTGTTTTAAATATAGTTGCAAATAAAATTAATTTTTTAAGTCATGATGGTGAACATAACTTTGATTTAACTAGTCCACAAAATTTAATAACCGATGAAACTCAAGTAGATATTAATAGTACCGCACATCCGTTAGTATATGGTGACACTTTAGTCGAATTTTTAAAATTAGTTAGAAATTATATTGAGAATCATATACATGGTTATCATATGTTACCTGCGGATAAATCTACTGTAGTAACCAATATAACAAAATTTGATTTAGAAACCATATTAAATAAAAACATTAATAGTAATTAAGATATTTATTAATAAAAAGAAATGGTAATAAGAACGTACATAGAAAAAAACAACACTCTAATTAAAGATAGTGAAGTTAATACCGGTAGAAACCCTATCGCAGAAATATATTATGGTGGATTTGATACAAGAAGTGATTTTACAAGACATTTATTATATTTCGGTGTAGAGGATTTACAAGATAGATATGCTAAGGGACAATTAGGGGATTTAAGTAAAGTCACTCATACTTTAAAGTTATGTAATAGTTCTTATTTTGATCAAGATTTACAAGCACAAAAATTATTAGATGGTAAACAAAGGACTTCATCTTTTGATTTAATACTTTTTAAAGTTAATCAAGATTGGGACGAAGGTACTGGTTATGATTATGGTAGACAAATACTGACAGTAGAAAGTAATAATAATATTACTTTTGTTGAGGGTTCTAGTAATTGGTTTTATGCACAGACAAGCAATGATTGGGCATTCGATGGTGTTTATACTGGAACCGCATCTTCTGCAATCACAATCGCAACACAACATTTTGATAAAGGTAATGAAAATGTTGAAATGGATATAACTGATGAGGTTAATAAGTTAATAACTGGTGGTACAGATAACTTTGGTTATGGTATTGCGTTTCCTAATGACTTAGAAGAAATTGTTACCGTACCATCACAGTATGTTGGTTTCTTTACTAGACATACTCAGACATACTATGAACCTTTTTTAGAAACTATTTATGATAACCCAATAAATGATAGTAGAAAGAATTTTTATAAAAATAAATTAAATAAACTTTATTTATATAGTAATGTTAATGGTGAACCTAAAAATTTAGATAACAACCCAAATGTAACTATTTATGATGAAAGTGGTAATGTATTTTCTACAATTACATCTACACAAATAACACAATCCACAACAGGAATATATTACGCAGAAATTTTTGTACCACAAAGTGCTAGTGATGGTGTATTATATTATGATGTATGGGGAGATATTAATGTTGATGGTGTGTCATTATCAGATGTAGAATTAGATTTTGAGATAAAGGATGATACGGAATACTATCAAATAGGGAATAATGAATCATTACCTGTAAATTACGCAATGTCTTTAAGTGGTGTAAAAAGGGATGAAAAAATTAAAAGAGGTGATGTTAGAAAAATTATGGTTTCTGCAAGATTACCTTTTACTGTAAATGAAAGTAAAGTTATTGATAATTTACAATATAGATTGTGGGTTAGAGAAGGTAACACACAAGTTAATGTAATAGACTGGCAAGATGTTAATATGGCATACCTAAAGAATTATTTCTTATTAGACACATCTTGGATGATACCAAATAGATATTATATTGATATAAAATTAACCTCTAATCAAGAAGTTAAACACTATACTGACACAATGCAGTTTGAAATAGTAAATCAAGTAGACGATTTACACTAATTTTAATCGATTTAAGGGGGTTTTAGTTAGTCTTATATGTATATACATATAAGACAGGTTTTGTACCGTTTAATTCTTTTTCTCGCCTTTACCGTAAATAAACGTCATTTCGTTGACTGAGGAACGAGTTTTTTCTATTAACATTTCAATAAAATTAATAATATTTTCTTTAGTTAATGAGTTAGGTAATTTTAAATCTTCCGTAGATATAATCTCACTATATTTATATTCATCACCAAAAGTAAATGATATTTCACTTTTTACAAATTCTTTAGATTTTGGGTTATCCTCTTTATATGCAGATAATTTAAGATATGCCATAAGATTCATATTCCTTATTGTAGTCCAATCGGCTTCAATAATGTCTTTTGGTTCTATAATATCAGTTTGATTTGCTTGAATATATAAAGTAATTCCATTATAACTAGACCACACTATAGGTTCATTTTTTATTTTAACTTCATTAACTTCGGTTCGTGACTCCTCAACCTCATAATGAGTTCTAGGTTGAAAAGTTTGGGATACAATACCCGGAAGAGTTTCATCTTCATTTTGTGTTTTTACTGTGTAGTTTATTGGGTTAACCCTATAATTTCCATTCTCACCTTGTCTACCTTCAACATATGGATCTAAAATTTGTTTAAAAGCGTGGTTCATAAATAAATCACTTCTATTATCATGTCTTCTAATAGGTTCATATTCTTTAAACAATTTTTCCCCATTCCAATAATATGTGGACGCTAAACTATGTGCTACATCATAAGGAACTTCAAAAAATTCAATTAAATAAGCCGCCGCTGCCCATTTATCAAAATCCCAAGATTTTTCTAATTTACCGGAACCCATACCAAACTTTTTATGTAGTACGTTTAATAATCTTTTTTCTTGTGGAGTAAACTCATCAATCTTATCGATTAATAGGGCTTCTAAAATTAAATTTTTTTTCTTTATCCTCATTGTTGCTAATATACTAATAAATATCTTCTAAAACAAAAAAAAGGGTAGAAAAAATTCCACCCTTTTAATTATTGATTATGTTACTAATTATTATCTTAATAAGTTAGTATCAAAAGTTACAACTCCATCAATTGTTACTGTACCATAGAAACGGTTATTAACCATTTTCTTAGCGTATCTAGTCATGATACCCTTAGTTGGTGCAAAGTTGAATGGATTCTGTAAAGTTGGAGTCAATTGTAATGGAACGTAAGGTGCATAAATGTACCCAGTGTCCAATAAAGACTTCCCTTTATGTCCAACAATGATTGAGTTAGCTGGTGCATAAGGATCTCTATATACAGTATATCTTCCACCTAATGAACCTACTTTCTCAATACCCATATTGTACTGATCTTGCTCTGGAGAAGCGTTAGATACGTGGAAGTATTCTAAGTCATCAAAAATAGCTGATGCTTCAGAAGATACTACTACGAAGTTTGCTCCACCTCTTAGAGTTGATTTATGAATCTGTGCAGATAATTGGTTAATTTTAGTGATTAACGTCTGATTCCACTCTTTTTGAGTATATGCGTTAAATCCACCACCATTATTAGCTCTTTTCCATCCGTTGTAATCCCATCTTAATGACCAAGCTGCACCAGATCTTAAATCTCTAAGGATTTCCCTGTCGATTTCAGCTGCTACCTGCTCAGATAATAAAGCCGTTAATTCAGCTTCTGCATCAATGTTATGGAATGCACTAACGTCTTGTGCTAATTCTGGAGACCAAGTTGCTCTTAGTTTTCTTTCTGTAACCGATACAACTACCTCATCAAGTTCAAAAGAAACTTCACCCATTTCTGTAGCGAATTCTAAAGAAGCATATTGCATCCAAGATGCTGAGAATGTAGCACCTGTTGTACCACCTGAAGCACAAGCTCCAATGTATCCATCGAAAGAACCTGATGAACAATCAACACACGCTGGGTGAGTTAAGTCAACAGTTACTAATAAACATCCGTCTGCGTTACAAATATCGTTATAGTCAACGATACCTCTACCGTACTTCTGTGCGGTTACGTTAAATGGTACTGAAGCACCTGCAGCGATAATAGTATTACCGTCACAATCTTCAATAGCAGTATTAGAAACAATTCTTAATGACGCTAAGAAAGATTCTGTATCCATTTCGTTTCCGTCAGGTCCAGTTAATCTTCCAGCCCCAGTAGATGTGAATCCAGATACACACATAGAAAGACTTCTAAGTGATCCGTCAGCAGCAACTGGTTGATTTGCGTATGAAGTAGCAACAGTATCACCGTTTGCACTTACAATCGCACCAGTAGCAACAGAAGTCCAAGAAGTTGCAGTACCTTTAGATGCATCAAACAATCCATCATTATAGAAAATATCATATAATGATTTTTGTAAGAATTGTGAAACTTGAGTTCCAGCACATGCACTAAATACACATTCTTGACCTGGAAGTGCTGGTCCGTTAAGAGGAGCATGATTTCTTCCAGAAGTTTTAGGTACAAAGTAGAATAATTTTCCAATTGGCATGTTCATCGCTTGTACCGATACGATATCATTCGCCAATAATTTTGAGAATACCCTTCTTACGATAGGGAATACTACAGTTTCGAAAGAACCTGATGAATTAGCATCAGTAGCCTCATTTAATAATGAAGAAGCTTGGTTTTCGTATAACTGAGCAATATTCTCTTTTACGTGACCTTTTAAACCATCTAAGAATCCTAAAGAATCCCATTTACCGATAGTTTTAGATCTGATTTGTTTCAAGTGTTCAAGTCCGATATTTCCGACTTCACCTGAGTTTAATAAATGTCCCATTTTTTTGGTTTTTTATTTTTTTGTTATTTTATTATTATTTTATTACGAAATTTTTCTCATTAAATCTTTAATCGCAGTAATTTGAGGATCCACATAAGTGGTCGACTCATTCAATTCAGATTTAGACGACTTAACAGTTTTATTAACTCTATTCTCTACAGATTCCGTAATAGGTTTCTTAGTTTCTAATTCACCTTTTACTGATTTATAAATAGATTTAGACTCTTTGATACTTTCCGCACCATCAAATCGTTTTAAGATTTCCATCTTTTCTGATTTGGTTGTAGAATGTTCAGTGAATAATCTATTTACATATGCTAAATTTGTATTGAATAAAGCAACTTCGTTTAATTTATTTTTGAATACTTTAAGTGCTCCTTTATACTGTTCGTTTTTGGATTTTAACTCTTTGTATTCTTTCATAATTTTTGATTCCGATACTCTTTGTACATTTTTAGATGTACGAGGTTTTCTAGATTCATTAGTTGGGTAGTTAGATGGTTTTAAATCCCTTCTTCTTCTATCCGCTAATGTTCTTCTTGTCGATTCTTCAACTTCCTCCTCATCTAAATCAACGTCTACTTCTACATCATTTGATTGCTCCATATATGCTCCGTACTTTCCGTCTTCTTCTTCGTGACCATCAACATCATGTCTATGATATTCGTCACCTTTGTTCATTCCGTAATGTCCTTCTTCCATATATGCTCCGTACTTTCCGTCTTCTTCTTCGTGACCATCAACGTCATGTCTATGATATTCATCACCTTTGTTCATTCCGTAGTGTCCTTCTTCAAGTTCTATTTCATACATTACTGCATCTTCACCTTCATGTTTGTGTTTTCCACATCCTGCGGCTTCATGCATACAAGGTGAATCTTCACCTTCTTCCATATATGCTCCGTACTTTCCGGCTTCTTCTTCGTGACCATCAACATCATGTCTATGATATTCATCACCTTTGTTCATTCCGTAATGTCCTTCATCTATGTCGTAATCTTCTTTGATATAGTATTCTGCACCGGTTTCGTTATCTGTTAAGTGAATTCCATCTTCATCTTTAACTACTTCAACTTCGTCTTCATCGCTCATTTTCTTAAATACTGCGATTACTTCGTCATCAGAAGCACCAGTTAAATCAATTTCTTCATCACCTATCTCTGCAGGTAAATCCATAACTTCAATATCTGTTTCTTCTTCATCTGAAGCACCTGTTAAAGTGTCTAGATCAAGATCTAATTCCAATTCATCCAAATCAACATCTGCATCTGCATCTGTTTCTTCTTCTGAACTATCTCCAACTTCTAAAGCTGGCACGTCTGTTTCTTCATCGGACCCTATTTCTACATCGATAAGTTCTTCAACTTCTTCTTCATCTTCTACCAAAGACGACTCTACGATACTCTCAATTTCTTTCTTCATATGAGCGGAAAGCATTTCTTTCGTATTGGCTTTTAAGGCATCCTCTAAAGTCTTTGCTTCTAACAAAGCCTCTTCGATGATTGATTTTCTTTTTGTAGCCATTGTAAATTTTTGTTTTTTTTACATTTTGTTATTATAATAAAAAATGTTGCACTATGATGTGCCATTTTTTTATAAATATGCAAAAAATGATAAAAGTGTTACTTTAGTGTGAAATTAATCAGACAAAAAATTGTTTAAATTATCAATTAATAAATCTTTATCTTTATTTTCTTTAGATTCTGACATTTGTTGTTCCCTACTAGGTTCCTGATTATATATCCAAGAACCTGGTGTTGATGGTGAAGTTACCACATCCCAACAGATTAACTCAAAGTCATCTTGAACAATATTTTTACCATCTTCTTTCTGTAGTGAACCTACACCTCTAGACGAAACACCGATTTTTAAACCTTTCCTTAATAAGTTAGCAACTTGATCTCCTTCACAAGAAATAATTCCTTGATTAATAAATCCTGGAGACATAATGATTTCTAACTTACCCATCATTACATTTCCTTCCCACCATAAGTCAGTTACGTTATGAGAGATTCTACTTATTGCTACTATAGAAGATTCTGGATGATCCGCCTCACCCATAGCTCTTTTTTCATTAATTAATTTAGTATAGTTTTCACCTTCTCTTTTAAGAATTTTTTCAGGATATACTCTACCGTTTTTATTTTCTACACCATACTTTTGTAGTACTGCGTAAACCACTAATGGTTCTTCTACTATTGTACCACCTTTAGTTAGTTTATTTATTTCATTAATGAAATGTCTATTATCATTGGGGGATATATATCCCGCATCATATTCAATTAATATACCTTTTTTATTAACCTCATTATTTTTTAATATTTCCATAATAGTAATATAGTTTACATATAAATATATCTATACTACAAAAACTATTATTTTTTAGTTTTATAAAAATTAAAATATGGTTGTTTATTAAGGCACTCTTTAATTAAATTATTAATAAGTACTGTTGCACCATTGATAACCTTTGGTTTATGTACTGGTATTATATTTTTTTGGAATAATGTAATTTCACATGACATAAAACTTCTTTTCTTATAACTTATACCAGAAGATCTCATATCTAAGTCTACAATGTATTTATCATTATAAAAATCTTCTTTGTTTAAATTAACGTTTAATGTACGTTTAATGTCTTTTCTTATTTTATTTATGATTCTATCGTAGTCTATTTCGTTTTCTTCTTTTAATAATTGTCCCCACGCAGACAAACTAATATATATACTTTTTGGGTTTTTATTATCTACTGTACCTACACTAATTTTATAGTTTGGGTTTATATCTAACTTTACTTCTTTTCCTCTTTTCATTCATAATGTTTTATTTTATTGTTATTGTTAAGTAAAGATACCCATTTATAATGGTTATGTCAAATAAAAAAATAAAACGCATAAAAAAACCCACATTGTGGGTTTTAATTATTTTATTCTGAAACTGAAGTTTTAAGGTTATAAATATTATTTATATCTGTAGGAAAACTTTCATCATTGTATGACATTCTTAAAAGTTTATCTTTAACTTTTAATAATTTATCTTTTAAATCTAAGTCAGAGTTTTCATCTAATCTTTTATCTATTATGTTAATACATTCATTTTTTAAATCACTGTGAATGTTTTTCTTTTCCTCGTCATTACCGTTTAAAACAGTCTTAATTATTTCTTTTTCACTTTCAGAAATATCTTCATATCTTAAATTAAATCTATTAACCGCCATTTTAGTTAATACACTAGGTGGTACATCTACATTTTCAAACTCACTCTTAACTTCTACTTCTTCTTTTAACATATTATTTTTGATAAAGTTAATAGACTTTTGAATTTTTTCTATTGTGGTAGGAGATGTTTTAGTATTTCTTAAAAAATCTATATGGTTATAAATTTCTCTGTTTTCTGTAGTAATCTTTCTTTCACCTAAAATAGAGATTAATTTTTTAATACCTTTAGATGGGTTATTAAGTTTTAATAACTTAACGTTTTCTTTAATATAGTCTTTAGCATCGCTTTCATTATTAAATTTTTTATGTGTTAAATTTTTAAAAATTAAATATTCTTGTTTTAGACTTTCATTTTCTTTTAATATTTGTAAATATTTACTAAATAATTTTTTACCTTCTGCGTTTTTAGTCAATACAGATTCTGATAAAATATTATTAAAAGTATCTTTAATGTTTCCGAAATTGTTCATAGTGTTTTTCTTTTATTATAAATATTATGATTTAATAAAAAGTTTATTTTTCTTCGTTATCTATGATGTTATCTATTTCTTTAGACATCTGTTCTATTTTAATGTTAAGTGTATCTACTTCATCATCAATACCATCTACATTATAAACCTTACTATCATTATCTATACTCTCTATCAATCTTTTTAGGTAAGTATTTCTATACTTCTTAGTTTTTTCTAATAATTTTTTTTGTTGTTCTACTAATAGATTATCTACTTTATTAGTTGTAGATTCTACTGCTGCACCTGCTTCTGCTTCTGTCGCTTCACCACCTGCTTCACTATCAGCAGCACTATCCATTGCACCACCGAAGTCTCCACCGCCACCGAAGTCATCCATACCACCAGCATCACCACCAGCATCACCACCAGCATCACCACCAGCATCGCCAGCGTCTCCACCAGCAACAGTACTAAAATCACCATAGAGTGTATCTACTCTATCGAATATTCCTGTCTTTTTAATTACTGTAGATGTTTGTTCCATTTCAGCGGATGCAGCTTTTTCCATACGTTGTTGTTCTAAATCAGTTCGTATTTCTTCTTCAGACATACCTAAGATGTCTTTTTTCGCCCTAGTCATAGAGTACGCACCAAAACCATTTCCAGCATCAGATACTGCATCTTTATATAATGTTACTTTAAGTTGTTTTTGTTCTATTTTTAACATTTCAGCTTGTGTAGATGGATTATTGAGTGAAAGTGTGAAGTTTTCTAAGTCATCCTCTAAACCTAATACATAAAGATGTATTATTGCAATTTTATTTAATTCTTGCACTATTGCTTGTTGTACTCTGTTAATTGTTCGAGCAAAACGTATATCTTGTAATGCTAAATTCTTACCTTCTCCCGTTACTTCCTCAAAACCTAAAAATGGTTTAGGTACTCTTAATGCGGTAAATAATTTCTTTTGTAAAAATTGTATATCTGCAATTTCAGAAAGATTTGTTGCCCCAGGAAGTGTGTCTATCGGACTAGGTGCGTTAGGATCCCTAACTGGTACGAAATAATCTTGATCCTGAGCCATTTGATTGTAACGTGTGTCTATCTGTCCTGTCTGTTGATCAATTACAGGACTTCTTTTAAAGTTATCTGCAATTTTGTTAACATATGCTGGTACATCCTTCTCATCAATATTACCAACGAAGATTTTAAATATTCTTCTCTCAGGTGCCCTAGTAACTCTATATATTAACATTGCATCTTCAGAAAGAAGTAATTGTTTCCATATCCTTCTTGCTTTTTCTAATATTGATGTTCCATAAGGTAATCTTCTATCATCCCCCAACAATCTAAAATGTGCAACTTGCCAAGCATTAAACTCCATATCTTTTTGACCCCAAACAAATTTAACTGGATTAAATTTATCATTTTCTTTAGTTGACGCATTCTCACCAAAACCATCATTCTCTTTTCTACTTACCTCAATGTTAGGTAATTGTTTTACACCCTGTATACCTTCATCGCTATCGATAGTAAGATATAAAAAATTATCACCGTATTTACAGGTATTTCTAACCCACATTGGTAAATTAGTATGTATATCTAACCTATTGAAGAATAAGTCTTGCAATATTCTTCTTACTCTTTTACTTTCTGAAAATATATTTAATATTCTACCTTCATCATTAGGTGTGGTAGATTCTTCCATAAAAATATCTAACGCTGCAGCAATTTCTGGGAAAAATTCCATCCCTTCAAAATCCGCATATGATGCTAATCTCGTTGTTTCGTAATATATGGAGTGTTGATATATTTCATTATCTACCTTTTTCCATTGATTTGATAGGTAAGCATCTTGTTGTCTTTGTAACAACTCATAGTCATATTCTTCTTTTGATTGTGTTTTTAATAACTCTTTATCATTTAAAGAATATCTAGATTTGTTACTTCTTTGTGCTCTTTCTGGACCAAATAAGTCGGAAAGTTGCTGGAATACTGTTTTTCTTGCCATTTTAATTAATATCTTTTTACTATTATAATAAATATCTAGTAAAAACTAAATATTACTTTATACCAAATAACCAATTATATTCACCACTATCATCTTTTTTATGGTTTGGGTTTGGATGGTAGGTAGGTGTGTTACTATAAAATGGATTTGTGTGTATTTGTTTAGGTGTAATTTTACCATTATTACTGTTAGTAACTGTCGTCCAACTATCTAACATTGCTCTAGTTTGGTTTTCTGCTTGTTTTAATTTTTTAAATGTTGTTTGTACAACAAATAATGGCATTGCTAACGCCATAATAATATCATCATGATACCCATCCATATGATCTGGTCTACCGTTTCTATAAACAAAAGTCTTTAACTCAGAAATTAATCTAACCGATCTAACTATTGTTTTATTTTCTCTTATATGTTCTTCCAAATCACTAACCATTTGTAACCTACTACTACCTACATTAAAACCAGGTACTTTATCACCTTGTTTATATAATGTTTTGGCATACTTTTCACTTAATTTTCTACTTTTAGGGTCATCATAATGTAAATGTTCGTACCCCATCTCTAATAATTTCATAACCGTAGAAACCCCCATACCTCCTGTGATATCTACAACTGTATATGCATTATATAAGTTACCATATTTATATACTATTTCTGCCAATAAATCTGGTGGTAATTTATATTTAAATTCTGCAACTTGCTCCAGATTCTCAAAGTCTAATATAACTATGGTTGAACTATCTTTTCCGTCACCTCTAGAAACGTCTACACCCATTATGTACTTATGCCCCTCTTCTGGTTCTTTCCATATCCACATAGACTTCTCCATTTCTGCCTTATATTTTGGTTCTTTCACATTGTTTTTTTCTTGAAACTCAATATATTCATCGTCAATAACATTACCACCTGAAGATACAAAAGACACATCTAATTCTTGCGCTATTTGTTTTTTATCCCCATTCATATCTCTACACATTTCAGAATACCAATGAGAAGTAGCCTTCCAACCATCATTAACCATAACATTATAGTCTTCTATTCTAACACTATCTGTTTCATAAGTCTTACCACTATACTCCCACCTTAGAATCTCCCTACCAACAGTTTCACATTCAATTATTTCATCTTCACCTCTTAACCACTTTAACCCTCTATTATATCTAATGTCTTCATGCCACCTCATTTCAATTATATTGAAATTGTTGTCACCTTGTTTAGCACCATCATAAGTTTTATAATATAAAGCGTCTTGACCATTAGGTGTTGATATTAGTGTTACTTTACCACCCGTACCTAATGATGTTAATGCTGCACCAAAAACTTCTGCACCATTATCGATAAACGCTGCCTCATCCATTATTAAAAATGTTGGTGTGTAACCCCTTAATGCATCTTTAGAGGTTGCTAGTGCTTTTACTTCACACTGAGTATCTTTGGTTTTGATGTGTCCTTTAGATTCGATAGATAAGTAAGAATCTTCCTCACCAATACCCCATAACCAATGAGGTATCTGATCTAAAAAATCTTTTATCTTTTTAAGAAATTCTTGTGCTAATGTTTGTTTATTCGCTAACACCAGTACTTTCCATGGGTTATTAGGATCACCAAATGCAATTTTTACTGCAATATATGCTGCGGTTGTAGTTGATACTCCTGCTTGTCTAGGTTTGGTTACTATGTTACGATTATTTTTTTCGTATGATTTAATTATTTCTTTCTGTTTATGAAACAATTTAAAGGGTACAAAACCTTTTTGTGTTAAATCATATGTTTTAAGAAATGTCTCTATAGCATATATAGGATCACCTAAACACTTAGCATAAACCTTTAATTGTTCTCCTCTATCCATAAGATAAGTTTACTAATAAATATCAAAATGTAAATAAATCGTTAAAATGCAACTAAATTACCATTTTTCCAAGATTCATAGTTAGGTCCTAATTCATAGGTAATTGTTCTACCATCTCTAACTTTCTTAATAATACCTGCATGTACTGCAGCCCTAAAAAATGTTGAGTGTTGTCCTGGTGTTCTACCTCTAGAATTTATATATCTTAAAAATCCTTCTTTAGTTTTCTTAGGTTTATCTTGAATGTAATTTATTAGTGACTGTATCATACCATCCTTTTTCTCAAAAGTTAGTCCCGCAGTTTTAGGGAATAGTTTTAACCCTTGTCTTTCCGCAAAATCATTAATTTTATTCATAATTTCCCCATCAAAACCCCTACCTCTTACTTTATTATATAAAATAGAAGCTAATTGTATTGCTTTTTTAGGTGGGTTATTTTTAAAAAGGTATTCTAGTGCGGGTTCTATTGACAATAGAATTCTTTCTACGGTTTCATTTCCTGCCACCGAATCATCAAATAAAAAAAGTATTTGTTTTAGTTCTATTGCCTTTTGTGATGGTGGAATGTTAGAAACCCAAACATCATCACTAAGTTTTTGTGCAATTGCATTCATATATCTTATATAAGGTCTAGGGTTAAAACCTAAGTAACCCCAACTCTTTACTGAGTTTAACATTTTATAACCTAATAAGTGATATAACATTTCATCCTCTATAACTTCATCTACAGTAAACCCATATACATTTACTATTAAATCCCAAACATCTCTAATATCTTTAGTCTCAATTTCTTTATAGACTTTGTTCATAAAGTTAGTGCGATTAGTATCTTCTGATACAAACTTACGATATTGTTCCTCTGTTAATTTAATCTTCATAATCTTACGCACTCATTTCTAAATAATTATATAAACTCTCTTCAAACCACTCTTTCATTTTTGTAGTATCAGGATAGTAGTGATCTAAACTAGGTAAGGATAATTTTTCATATTCTTCATCTAACATCCTTACAACCGCATCTAAAAAGTATGATTCTTGTTCTTCAACAAATGAGGTTTCAGTATCAATATAATGTTCAATTACTCTATCTATTAATTCGGTAGGTATTGGTACTTTTAAATCATACCTGTTGCTATTCCCACTTTTAGTATTTTCTACCCAATCTGGTTTACCACCAAATAACTCAGTAATTTCTTCTATTCCTCTATTTGATATATCTGATTCTATCACATCATTCATTGTTCTTTCGTATGCACTTCTAATATCTCTTTCTAAGTCAATCAGTTCACTATGTTCTAATAAAAAATTTAAAACATCTTCCCCATCTACTTCATTATTTTTTATCTGTGTCCTTAATGTATTTATAAAAGTTGGGTTAATGTCTAAGAAATCATCATCACCTACAACCTCTTCAGGCATACCCATTTCATATAACTCTTCTCCTCCATTCACACCAACCATAATTTTGTCTGTATATGCAGGAATGGATTCTATTACACTATCCATTGCCTTTCCTGTCATATCTGAGACTATCTCATCCATTGGGGTATCGTAATAAGAAAAGAAATCACTATGATCTTCACTAAATGCCTCTTCCGCTAAATCTCTATTACTAAATAACTCTGAGAAATCATCCCACCCATCAACAGATAATACCATATTAGGATATAATCCTTCGGTGTCGTTAAATGACATAGTATCATAATAATTAAGTTTTTCAGGATTACCGTCTTTATCAGTTTTTCCTGTCTTAAAACTTTTATTAAAAAAATCTAACTTTTTTAATATATCATATATGTTAGTCATATTTTTCCAACCCCTTAATTCATCTAACTGAAATTCCCCAAATATATTTCCACCATCTTCCTCATTCCATTTAGAATTAGGGTCTAGTGTCCATTTTATGAAAAAATATAAAACGACACCATAGTCTAACCCGACCATATCCGAAAATTTATCTAATACCTGTGCGAGATTATCAAATCTAAAACCTGTTTTATACGGACTATTATCTTCATCTCTCCATATATTAAAAAACTCCCTATTAAAAAAACGAAACAACATGGTTTCTATTTTAGGATTATCCTCAATACTTTCGTTAATTATATGTTGAAAGTTTAAATTCATAGTTTTTTAATTCTTACTTTTAAATCTCCATCTCCTTTTATTACTCTATGATATACTTCTTTAGGTATAAATGTTCTTTCAGTTAAAGGTTTAGGTATTTCATTGTCTAATTGAATCATCCAGTTAGTGTCACCCATAGATTCTACAATTCTATCTTCTTTATCTCTATGCCACACTAATTCACCACTATCAGTCTCATTAGAAAATGTCCTAATGTGATATCCATTATCTAATTTTTCTTTAAATGGTAAACTCATTACTCTTCTTTTTTATTCATAAAGAAATCGAATACGCTATCAATATTTGTTTTAGATTCACTTATTTTATCGTCTGCCCAGTCGTGTCCATCCGCTAATGTAGAATCTACCCAATGTGGATTAAAATCTTTTAACATTATATCAATTTGTCTTCTCATTTGTTTAAGGTTACTAAAGAACATGTAATTTTCAGTTTTCCTATCTTCACTGATAGTTTTTTTAACTATCCTCATTAAATCTTTTTCGGTTAATTTTATCTTTTTCATATCTTTTTTTTTACCACCATGTTCCACCACCAGATAACCCTAATTTCTTAGCGTATCTTGGTAATCTACAAGACCAATATCCTGCCTTACATTTATCGTTATGTCTACCCTTAGAACAACCGTGTCTAGCGTTGTAGGATTTCTTAGCATCTTTATTACTTAACTTAGCCTTTAATCCACCAGAACCAAACCTAATTTGTTTTACTCCAGATGGGTTGGATTTGGTTTTATTAACACAACCACTTACATACACTCTATATGCTTTACCACCAGAAGAACTTCTTTGTGGAGAACTAGTCTTTACTGTCTTACCTCTAAATTTCGCTTCAGTTAAAATTTCATTATCTTCCATAGGGATATCTAACCAAACCTCCTTACCTTCAAACATTGATTTTCTACCAATATCTGTTTTAAGTAATTCTTCATCCTTAAAAGATAAATTAACTTTATTATTACTATGTAATTTTCTTACTTCATTAATTAAATTAAAAAAAGATTCACTACCATATCTATAAATGTTCTCTGATAAAGGTATTTGATTATCTAAATGATATCTTAACCCTTCACTAACAATTGTTCTGTTTTCAGTAATCATCATTCTGTTGATGTTTACTGATTCATTCTTTTTAGACTTTTTTCTTTTTTTTGGTTTGTAATTTTTTACCTTAATTGGGCTAGGAGATTGTCCTTTACCTGATTTACCGTCATTCTTTTCTTTTTCTCTTTTACGTCTACACGCTGAATCTTTAGCGTCTTGTGACATATTAGATGCAACACTTTTTGCTCTACAAACTGGATAACCACCTTTATCAGAATCATCTCTCCCACATGCAGGGTGTCCACCACCTTTCTTTTTTCTACATATGTTTACCCAAGGTCCTTGTGGTTGTTTAGATCCTTTTTTCTTTTTTTTTGTACCGAACCAAGTTGCTAAATCCTCATCTAACCTACTATTATCTGATGATATCCAAGGTAATTCATTATCGTCCGAACCGAATGTACCAACGTATCCGTCATTGTGAGGTTTTACCCTAAAAGTACCGTACTTATTTCTATATTTATTAAACCATCTTTTACCATCTTCTTCCATGTCTGGATTATTATGTATTCGTCTTTTTTTAGAATTAATATCCCATCTATTTTCAGGATCATTAGGGTAATCACTCATTATATAATCATCCCAAGTATCAAATTCCTCTACTTCACTTAATCTTTCTACAACTTCTAACTCACCTATTTCGTAAGATTCATTTTTTTTTCCACTACAGTAACTTCCACTACATTTTTTAGTACCATCTAAACCTTTAATAGTACCTTTACAGACTTGAACTGCATATCCGTTAGCATAGGCAGATGGATAAACGTCAAACTTTGCTTTTGCAGCACTCTTACCTCTTGCACATAATGTATTCTTCTTTTTCTTAGATTTACTTTTAGTAGATTTACGTTTTTTTCTTTTTTCTTTCTACCTTCATCTATTGGTTCTTCTTCAGAAAATAAACCAGTAGATTTACCATCAAAACGCATTTCATTTAAAACTCTCTTTAATTGTTCTTCGGTTAACTTAATTTTCATTGTAATAGTTTCTTAATAAATATTACAAAAGAGCAAAAAAAATCCCACCTAAGTGGGATATATTATTTTTTTATAGTTTTATAAATACTTAGATAACATACCTACGGTATCAAAATCACCCACATCTAATGCATCATCTATAAGATCTTGTATTTCTCTAGGTGACATTTCTGAATAATCAACCTCAACGTCTACCTCTTCAGTTGGTTCATCCTGTGGTGGTGCAACACCCGCATCAATCATTAAATCATCTAAACCATCTTCAAAGTTACCTTCATCACCAATAATTAAATCATCTAACTCTTCATCTTCATCTGCCATATGTAATTCTTTTAAGTGAGCAATTACTTCTTTACATTTAGCACTGTTAGATAATATTTCTTTCATAAAGGTATGAAATTGTTGTGCTGGTAATTTAGTAAGTTCATGAAAGAACCATTGTTTTAATTTATAATCATCATCATCTATACAGGCAACAAATTTTTCCCACATACCTGGACCTAACCTCATTCCCCATATTTCATTTTGTGGGGTATCTGCCCTATCGATAACATGTTTTTGTTCTTCAAAATCTAAATGACCTTGACCCCAATTGGACCCCGCTAATTCCATAGTACCTTTAATAAGTTCGTGTACTAATAATGGGAATATCCACGCTTTAGCTTCTATTCTTGGTTCTAATTCTTTTTCCTTGTTTTCTTCCTCATCACCCTCTTCTTCTCCTTCTTCCTCATCATCATCAGAATCTGCTTCTACCCATTTAATTTTTTCTGTTCCACCAATTTGTCCCCCCATTGCTTGATCAGGTATTACCCAGTATTGAAAATCTGCTAAAGACATTAGTTTACCATATAAACCCATTAATCTAGGATCGATACTATCTAACTCATCTGCAACCATATGGAATATATAGTGTCCTTTTTTGGCAGCACCCTGCATCAATGCGTTGATGACGTTTCTTTTATCAACCTCAATTTCTAACTCCTCCATTCTTTCTGCACTTTTTGATTGAAATTCTACTTCTTCGTCTTCGTCTTCTTCATCCTGATCTAAATCTAAAGGTGAACCTGGAGGTAGTAATTCTGCATCTAACATATCATCTGGTATGTCAAACTCCTCACTTACTATATCTATCGCTAATTGTTCTAATGCATCTTTATGTTGTGACTCTATTTGGGAGACTTGTTGCATAATACGCATCATTTCCATCATCATCTGTGGGTTAATATTTTCTATTCCGTGATACCTCTTAACTTTATTAATTATATCTTTGAATCGAGAACTAGCCAATTTTTCTGAGTAGTTTTGGTTGTTTCCAGTTGCGGGTAAACCTTTATTTTTACCAAATGGGTGTTCTCCACTCCTTAATCTACCCTCTAAGTCGGGATTCATCCTTTCTGGGTGGTTAGGATCATACTCAATACCCTCATTAAGTTTTTCCATTCTTCTTAACTCATTTTTTAATAAAATGTGTTCATTAATTACTTTCTTAGTAATTTTATTTAAATCTATTCTTATTTTCTTTTTCATTACTTTTAATTTTAAATACTTAAGAGAGATGCCCAGTGATCCCAAGCTTCTTTTGCCATTTTTTCAAATACCCTCTGTACGTTATGGGTTTCATGATTATTATCCGTAGCACTAATTCTTCCTAATGCTGCTCGTATCAATACGTCTCTAACTTCTCTTTTATTATCTAATAGATACTCAATGATTTGTTTTCTCTCTCTTACACCATCTATCTCACCTTCAGTTATACCACTATCCTCACCTTCATATTCTAAATCATATTCTAAATCTTCTATTCTTTGTTCTAATGATTCTAAGTCCATCCTTTGACCATATAACCACCTCTCTAAATCTGATTTAGCCCAATTAAGAATAGGATACGCACCAAACATATTTATTAAACCACTTTGTCTTATTGCTTCTAAATAATTTCTTAAAAGTTTTTTTTCTTTAGCACTTATTTCCCTTAGTCTAGGGAAATCATATTTATCTTTTTTTGCTTCACCTATTAAATCAGATTTTTTATATTTTTTATACCCACCGTTTTCTTTGAATTTAATATATTCTACTAAATCCTTTTTTTTCATTTTCGGTGCACTATCCTCTTCTTCATATATTTCTTCCCATTTCTTAGCGATTTCAGGTTCGTTTATATGCATCCATCTACGTTGTTTTTCTGATTTAAATGGCATAATGTTTATCTTAAATTTCTTACTATTCTATTTTTTAAACTTTCAGTAGTCACTTCCATTCCACCGTCTTCGGTTGGTTTAACCATTCCATTTACTTGAATACCACCACCTTTTTTTTCTGCATCTGCAACTTCTTGTTGGCTATATATGGTTTTTTTTACATTTTTTTCCTCTTTTTCATCTATCATCATTTCATCCTCTACTTCGATATCTAATTCTGGTGTAGATAAATTTTTAGAAATATAGTCAAACATTTGTTGTCCATATACATCAAATAATCTTTTAATTATTTTTTGTGGGTTTTTTCTCATATATCTTAATACTGATGGTGGAATTTCTTCACCATACTGACCAAAGATTCCCTCAATATCTCCTTCTCTTGGGGACTGTTTATA